CGCACAGGCAGGGTTAGCTGGTAAAACACTGGAGCAGCAGGCACGTTCTGCTGGTCAAATAAGACAGGCTGGCTTTCAACAAGCACAACAGGCTGCACAAAACGCTGCCCGTTTACAGGCCGGACTTGGTCAGGCGCAACAACAAATGTATGGTCAGGACATTAATCAGCTTCTGGGTATTGGTAGTCTGCAACAGCGTCAGCAGCAGGCTGGCTTTGATGTTGCCAGAGCCAATGAACTGGCACGACAGGCTCTACCGTATCAGGAAATTGGCTTCTTATCGGATCTCTTTCGTGGTGTACCAGCGTTGCAGTCAACTATGCAAACAACTTCGGCTCCGAGTCCGAGCCTTGGCTCACAACTTCTCGGACTCGGTATCGCGGGTCTCGGTGCTGCTGGTCAGGCTGGTAGCTTTGGTAACTTGTTCGGTGGCTTTGGGGGTGCATAATGAACAACGAAGTCTTACGTCGTAAAATGTTCCGCACTGTACTGGCGGATTCTCGTGCTCCAGCCGGGATCCTCGCATCTTCGCCTGAGATGGTAGATACTGTAAGTCGTCGTGCAAACGGCGGACTTGAAGCTCGTAGAAGACTTGCAGGGCAGCAGTTTATGAGACAGTTTGCTGGCATGCCTGAAGGTAGCAGCAAACCTGACTACGTTATGAAACCAGTTTTTGATGCTGCAAGGTCAGCAGGTCGTGCGGTAGAATCTTACTTAGAAGTCTTAGAACGTGTCAAGAATCTTCCGTACAACCAACAGGTGGAAGAGCTTACAAAAGCTGGTTACGGAGCTACAATAGGTCCTGATGTTCCTGATTTCTTATCTCGAACAGGAGACGCAGCCAAACAACGAATAGGTGCAGACATTGAGCAAACCAAGCAAACGCTTGGTAAAGTTCTTGCACCAGGGGCAGATAAGCCTGTTATTGACGCAATACAAAGCGGCATTGTTTCTGTTAAAGATGCACTAGGATTAATTGGTCCAGCAGATGCTGGTATGCCTGGGGGTGAGGCTCCTGTTAAAAATAGAACGCCTTTGTCTGCAACTGATTTAGTTGTTCCAACAGATAACGATGAGTTCGGTAACATTGCTCCAGATGGCACAATGCCAACAAACGTAGTACCAGACAACGTAGGGTCAGAAACGACGGCAGCGGAAGAGCTTGCTGAAAATCAAAACATTGCTGCCGCAGCAAACAAGGAGATTAACGCCTCTGATAATCCTAAACAAACAACTTTAAACATCAGTGATACTGTGTCAAAACTTAGAAGCAATCTTGATGCAGCTTTAACGGGTGGAAAACCTACTAACAAAATTAATCCCAAGCAGGGAGAGAAGGACAGCACCTTTGCCGCTTTTGCAGGAAAACTAGCGGAAAGAGCTACACCTGACGAAGTAGACCTTGAAGCCATAGACAAACTGGTGAAAGAAACTGTTGGCTTTGATCCTGATCAGGCAAAGGAAGACAGGAAAGGCGCGTTTTGGAACGCAGTAATTACGGCAGGTTTGTCAATAGCTGCGGGTGAAAGTCAGAATGCTTTGACAAATATTGCAAAGGGCCTTGGCTTTGCGTTTGATCAGTATGGCAAACGTATAGGTGAGCTTACAGCGCAAGAAAGAGAAGATCAAAAAGAGGCACGTCGTCTTCGTTTTGATTTAATTCAAAGTGAGAAGCAAGCAAACATCGCTAAAGCTGCTGCTGATGACGCTTTCAATCAAAGACAGATTCAAAACATGATGGACTTTGAAAAAACTAAAGATGAGAAAGCCTATAGAGAAGCAACACTAGCTAATCAAAACGCACAAATAAGAAGCAACTTTGAAATAAATGCCATAACATTACTTCAAAAACAAAACTTTCAAGATCAAAGTTTAGAGATACAACGAGACACATTAAACGAAACCATTAGAAAAAATATGTTGCCTGATAGCGAGACGGGTAAACTGTTACTAGATACTGGAATGGCTACAGTTAATGACGACGGTGTTCTTGTTTTAAATGAGAAAGGCCAGGAGGCTTTACCTGAAGGTTTTCTTGTTAACTTCGTTCAAGACTTTGCTAAAAAAGAAACCGCTCTTTCTACCTCAACAGGTAAAGTTGCTGTTCCAATACAACAAGCAGCCGCTTTAACTAGAGTTTTAGAGGGCAGGCCACAGCCAGGAGATAGAGAACTGGCTATGTCAAGTGAGGCATATAAAACAGCGGCTAAAGATCAGTACGGAGCGTCACCAGAAGATATATTTGCTTTCTTAGGAGCGAACCAGTCCGCACTGGGTGGTGAGGTTTCAGGCACAGATACACCATTCAGAAGCATTCCTGAGTTTGATGTTGCGCCAGATGGTCAGACTTTAGCAGCTTTAGCTAAAGCAGGAGTTACTCAAGTTAAAGTTGGCGGAAAAACCTTTCCTATAGTGCAATCAAATTAGGGGTTTCGCATGGCTGAATTTAAACTAGGGCCTGCGCTGGAAGATTCTACAGGGGGTTTTTCATTAGGCCCCGCCTTGGAAGAAGAGCAGAAAGAAACTACCACACCGACCACAGGGAGTTTTTCATTAGGCCCCGCCTTGGAAGAAGAAGAGTATGAAGGTGTGGCGCAAGAGTTCTTTGAGGGCGTTGGTTCTGGTCTCATAGGCATACCACAGGGAATCTTGGAACTCGGTGCTTCGGTCGTGGACCTTGCGGCTGACACCGACTATGCATCTTCTGTTACTGACGCTGCCAACAAGCTGCGCGATGCCGCAGGTATTGACCCCGTTGGTCTGGTCGGTAAAGGCACAGAAGTAATTACTCAATTTGTAATACCCGGTCTTGGTGCAGCCAGCGCGGTAAGCAAAGCCAGTAGGTTTAGTAAAGCTGGCAGACTTCGCAAGGCAGTCAAAGATGGTCAGATAGTTTCCAAACAAACACCTACAACCATTCGACCCTCAGCAAAGTCTAGTCCTACAAGAGACCTGACACAGGGCGAGAAACTAGCTTTGGGGGCACAACAGGTTGCTGCCGCAGGTCTTGCAGATGCGGTGGTTGCAACAGATGGTATTACAACAATTGGTGATTTCTTTGAAGGTGGCCCTACACAAACAAACCAAGAGATTGGTCTTTCAGGTAGAGAAGAAGCCCTGCGCAGGTTAGGCAACAAACTTAAAGTAGGATTTGAAACTGGTACAATTGCTACCGTTGCCCCCGTAGCTATAGCCGGGACTGTTGCAACAACAGGAAAAGTATTAACTGAGACACCTATTCTAAGAGAAGCGGTCAGAGGAACGGCTACCGGAGTCAGGTCTGCTGGAAGAAAAGTTTCTGAGGGTCTGCAAAACATTGAAGCCAGACGTGCGTTAGGGCAGCAACAAAACATTGTTGCTGACAAGTTGGCTGATATAGCTTCCGTGTTCCGCTATCGTGGGTTCATGCCAGAAGAAGTCGCAGAGGCACGACTGCTTGTTACAGGACAGACTGATGCAATCATCAAGACTGCTAAGAACATTCTTGGTTCTATGGATAAAGAAATAAACAAGGTCTTGAAAGAAGCAGACAAGGTTTCAAATGGTGCAAGTCCTTTAACCAAACAAAGTATGTTTAACAACATCGAAGAGTTTATGACCGCTCCGACACAACAGATGCGGGACCGTGCTATTGCAGAGCTTCCAGATAATGTTGCTGAACAGGCCAAGAACATGCGCGGTCTTATTCAGTCTTTGAATAAGAATGTTTTAGAAAGTGACTTCTTAAAAAGAATGGATGATTTAAATCCAAAAGAATCTGCACGATTAAGAGGTGAGATAAACAAAAACATAAACACTTATCTCCGCAGGCGTTATCAATCTTTTGAAGTAAAAAACTACACTCCTACAAACGAAGCGTTTGAAAAAGGTGTTGCTGGTTTTCAACAAAGTCCAGCAGCAACTCTTGAAGAGTTGTCAAAGATTATCAATAAAACTGCCGACCCTGCTGAACGGCAGGACCTTTTGCGTCAGTTTGGTATGAGAGAAACTATGTCTCCTGAACTTGATAAAGGACTTATCTTTGAATTTGTAGACCCTAGCAACATTACTAGAGCAGCAGCGGAAAGAGCGGCAAGAAACTTCTTACAAAACAACACAAGAAAAGTGGGAAGCGGCAAACTCGGTAACTCCTCAAGAGTAGCAGACCACAGGATAAACGCAAAGCTGTTTGCAAATAGAGCAAACCTGCCAAAGTTTAAGCGTGAACTATTGGGTGAGATTACAGATCCAAAAGAAAGTTTTCTTGGAACTGTAGCTGACTTAGCAGAGTTTAAAGCTGTAGATGATTACTTCTCAAGGATTCGTCTTTTAGCTACACAGAGAAAAGCTGATGGTTCATTAGCTAATCCAGGAATAGCTCAACTGTTTAGAGACACAACACAAATGTCTAAAGCAGAGAAGGATGACCTTATCGAAGCTGGATACAAGATATTAGACGCTGACACCACACCTCAAGGCACAAAACTAAAGCTAGATGAGGGAGACTTTGGATCTCTTCGCGGCTTTGCTGTGCCCGATAAGATATCTCAAGACCTAACAAGACTTGTTATCGGAGACCAAGGTGTTCTAGGTAATGCTATTAGATCTACCTATTCGGGTTTTCTTAGAGTTAAAGGTGCTACACAATTTGGTAAGACGGTCTTGTCTCCAATCACTCAACTTAGAAACGTAACCACAGCTTCATTGTTTGCTCTTGCACAAGGCAATATAGGTAGAGGTGCGAATCTTGGTGAGTCAGTTCGACTGGTTTATGACAATTTGTTTACTGGCGTGGCACCGGAACAGGCAGCGCGAACTTTTTCTGAGCTACAAGAACTTGGAATTATTGGCACACAGGCACAGCTTCGAGAACTGCAAGACCTAATTCAAAAAGGTTTTGGTTATGGTGTGGAGGAAATCAACGGCATACCTGTTGGCAGAAAGTTTGGTAGTAAATTTACAGACAATCAGTTGGGAGCTTTTGTAGGAAACCTGGGTAAGAAAGCTGAGAATCTATACCAAGCAGGGGACGACATATGGAAGATATACAACTTTGATTTTGAACTAAACAAGTTGAAAAACGCATATCGTAAGGCAGGATTAACTGACGATGCAATCGTCGCTGACTTGGTAAAACGTCGTGGCATAACCGTCACTGGTGAAGAGACAGCCGAAAGACTTCTACGAGAAGAAGCTGCTCGTATTGTCCGCAATACAGTGCCAAACTACAACATGGCACCAGAGGCAATAAGAACATTACGTCGGGCACCTGTTGGTAACTTCATAGCTTTTCCGTATGAGATTCTTAGAACAGGGGCAAACACAATTGCTCGTGGTGTGGATGAGTTAGCAAGTGAGATACCAGAAATTAGACAGATTGGACTGCGTCGATTAACTGGTGCTATCACAACATTTGGTGCGTTACCCGCAGGGATGTCTGCGCTGGCATACGAACTGTCGGGTGTTAGTGAAGAAAAAATGAAAGCGTATCAGCGGTCACTGGGACCTCGTTGGGAAAAGAACGCAAGGCTCTTGCCCACAGGCATAGATAAAAAAACTGGCCTGCCCACATATATAAACTATAGCTATTCTAATCCATACGACATGTTAGAAAAAATAGCTATTGCTGCCATCAACGGGGCTGAAGAAGGACGGCTGCAAGGTAAGAGCGGTGCAGAAATTACTTTAAAGGCAGCAAATGACTCACTCGCTGAACTGTTTGCTCCATTCACCGAAGAGGCAATTATTACTGCAAAGATTCGTGACGTGCTTGATCCAGCCACAGATGTAATTGGTTTTCGTCAGGCAGGACAACTTACTGGCGGACGCGGGGGTCAGACACAAACAGGCGCAAGGGTGTATAATCCAGAAGATTCTGTGGGGGATAAGTTTGGAAAAAGCTTTCTTCATGTATTAGATGGTTTGCTTCCGTCCGTCATACCTGTGGACGTTCGCTCTGGTGAACTCGAAGCTAGTCGCTTTGCTCGTGGTTTTGTAAACGGTCTTAACTTAGAAGAGACTGTTGGCATTTCATCTGTGGATAGAATGAAGAGAGAAAGAGAACTGTCTTCGGAATTAGCTCGTGCTTTTACAGGCATTACCGAAATGCCCATTGAACCAACTGGTTTGAAGTTCAGAGGTTACGAGATTGCTGAAGCTAGAAAAGATGCAAACAATATATTTACAGCGGTTTCAAACAGAGCTAACGCAACACCACAAGATTTTATAAACGCATACAGAGCGGCTAACGAGGCAAACTTTAGAATTCAACGAGAGCTTTTTAACATTGTTAATGATATGAAAACTCTTGGCATGAACAAAAGACAAATTGCTACTCAGCTAAGAGCAGCTAGAGTTTCTGGAAGACAACTAAGTGCTACCTTGTCAGGGAAGTTTATTCCTGTGAACGTAAGTAGAACAGTTCAGAAAAACATTTTTGACAACGATTTAAGAAGTCAGTTTCCTGTAAAAGAGATAGCAAAAATTAGAAAAGAATATGCTGGCAAACCTCTGGCGGTGGAAACAAAAGAACCTCAACCTGAAGTATCAGTCGAGCCAGTACAACAACCAGTTGCAGCAACCGCAACTCCTCCGGCGGTAGCGCAAGCGGGGGCCGCTCCTGCCCAAACAACGGCGGCTCCCGCACCTACTTCACAACCACAGAGCAGTGGTGGTATACTTCCATTACTTTCCGGCGGCAATCCAATCGATGCGCTGAAGAACTTACAGATTTTCCAGAGGACACAACCATGAAATCAACAACCATAGATCAGCTACGTCAGGAGCTTGCCTCCGACGAGGGCTGCAAGTACGAAATATATTTGGACCACCTAAATTTACCAACTTTCGGAATTGGTCACCTCATTAAGAAAGACGACCCTGAGTACGGCAAACCTGTTGGTACAGTCATAGAACAGGAACGTGTGGACAACGTGTTTAAGTTAGACATCGCTGTCACACTTGAAGACTGTCACCGCCTGTACCCAGACTGGAACGACCTACCAGAAGAATGTCAGCTTATCATTGCAAACATGATGTTCAACCTGGGGTATCCTCGCCTGTCAAAGTTTGTCGGAATGAAGGCAGGGGTAGACGCACGAGACTTCAATGAAGCAGCCGACCAGATGGTGGACTCGAAGTGGTATACGCAGGTGCCGAACCGCGCACGTCGTTTGGTAGCAAGGATGAGGGCACTGGCAGATGGAGAGTAAAGAACACTGCTCACCCCGCTGCCCACGATGTCAGGGCAATCTCAAGACAGTTTATGTACACGGACACGAACAATGTGTTACATGTGGTCAGATAGTTGATGACTGCTGTCAAGGAGAAGTAGCATGCGAACCAAAAACCCAGTCGCAAGAAGCCTGAAACTACGACGATTCAGGCTCAAAATAGTCAAACCCCGCAAAGGTAAGGGGTCTTACAGAAGGAAGGGCAGAACCCTTCCTTTTTCTATGTGGTTGTTTTTATTGATTTTTAACATCGATTCTCAGGGCGTTCATGAACGATAGCTGTGTCATAGTACCTTCAGGTCGCTGAGAATCACGTTTTTTTCTTTCTTGTTGCCTAATCACCCTACATTCTGCATGAACATAGGTATCCCAGAAGGGTGCGCCGCCATCTCGCCAGCACTTTTGATAATACCACGTTTGTGTTGTCACTGATCTGGTCCTTCTAAAGGTTGAAAGTACAGATAAAACGCATCACAGTTGGGGCAGTGCAGGTTTGATTCAATATATTCTCTGCCATCTGCATCTTCACTATCATGATCACCGCCCCATATTAGCTGATGTCCACATGACCAGCACTCAGGTTGAGACGCCATTTTTTTTCTCACACTTCCATCCTGTTACCGCTATCGGTGATTTGAATTGCAGCCACATTTTTATTGTGTGTGCCAGCATTTCATCGATGCGTTCTTCACATTGCTTCTCAGTTTCATAAGGACCCCTGTCATCTCTCATTTCAAAACAGGCGTTCTTCATCATCAAGTGACAGCCAATCAAACTTGCATAGAACATGTCTACCTCACTCTACTTCCCCCCAGTTGTCTACGATTGCAGCATCAACCTCAAAGGGTATGTTCAAGTTAGGAACGCAGGTTGTCATGATTTCGACTATCCGGTCTGCTTGTTCCTGACTCTCGATGTTGAAACAAAGTTCGTCATGCACCGTCAGCATGGGAAGCAATCCCTCTGCATAGCAATCAACCATCGCCTTCTTGGTTTGGTCGGCACTTGACCCTTGGATCAACCTGTTTAGTGCCTTATATGTAAAGGCACGTTTAATAGCAGCTTTGCCGCCATATTCTTTCGCTGCCTTTTCTAAGGGCAGTGCTTTATTATAACCGTATGACTTAGGTTCCCACATGTCAAACCTACACTTGCGTCCCAGCCATGTTCTTATGTGACCGTTGTTCTCAGCTTGCTTCATGGCAAGGTCAGCCATACCTTTTACGAACGGCACCTTGTCGTGATACTGACTCAACAATTCTTTCGCTTCTTCCTGCGTGATGTCCATCACACCAGCCAGCTTGCCACGGCCCATGCCGTACATAATGCCAAGGTTGACTGTCTTCGCCTGCTTACGGCTGATGCCAGCTATGTCCGCGACCATCTGGTGAAAATCAGCATCACCGTCTTGGTACATCTGCACCACGTCATCAATCTGTGGATGACGATTCGCACCTTTTAGTGTAGAACAATAGTGGGCAAGCCAGCGTGGTTCCTGTGAGGCGTAGTCAAAAGAACCCCATTTACATCCCTCTTCTGGGATAAACAAACCACGGATCATCGCTTTGATTTCTGGGTCTCTTGCCGGGATTTGCTGGAGGTTCGGGTTGGACGAAGAAAATCGTCCTGTGACTGTGCCCCCTTCATCTGAACGAAGAGGATTAAAATCACAATGGATACGACCATTATGCGAATGCTCAAGAATAGTTTCGATAAAGGTAGTGTTTGCTTTGTTAAACTCACGAAGGCGCACAATCTTCTGCGCCAGTGGGTGCTCATGATTCGCAAGAAATTGTTTTGTAAAGGACGGAGCATCCGTATTCTTTGTCCTCTCGTAGGTCAGCCCGACAGCGTCGAACGCCTTTGCTATAGATGTGGCGACCCACGGTTCCACACTGACTTGGGTAAGATCCTTTATTTCAAGTAACAGTGCGTCTTCTCTGCGCTTCAGTTCCTTTTGAACTTGTTCAGCTTTATCTGTGTCAACCCTTACACCGCGTGTCTTCATGTCTAAAAGCACAGGCAGCAGGCTTGACTCAAGATCAAATATACCAGTGCACTCATCGTTGACAAGGTCACCGCGTAGCCTGTCCCAAAGACGTAATGTCACCGCCGCATCTTGTTCGGCATACCGCCCAACAAACGTGGAGTCCAACTTCCACATGCCGCCTTTCGGGTCAACACCGTACATATCAGCCGCAGACTTCAGCATCTTTTCGTTCTTCCATTCGCCCAGATATTCACCGGACAAAGAGTTCAGATTGTAGTACCGCCTGTTCTCGTTCAGAAGTGGAGCAGCTATCATCGTGTCAATGATTTTGCCTTGTACTTCTATGCCTGCCCAACGCAACCAACCAAGGTCATACATACAGTTGTGCATAACCTTTTCTATGTGCGGTGTAGCCAGTTGCTTCTTCAACCAGTTGACAACCTTCTTCTCTGGCAGGTTGCCAGACTCATGGCGAACAGGAAAGTAACCAACAAAATCTCCAGCGGCAACGGCATACCCTATGACATACCCGTCGTCACGACACCAGCCTGGGCCTAGTGTGGTCAGGTTCGGGTCTCTTGTTTCCAAGTCAATCGCTATTCTTTCACAGCCCGTCAGGTCTGGAAAGCTGGACGGCGGTAGCCAGCTTTCACTTTCTGGGTCAAACAGATCAACCTTCATCGTTTATAATCTCCCCACCCAACGCGGCGTATCCTATGATGTCCACCCATGAATCATCTTTGCTGATGTCCTCTGCCAAACGCGCCAGCTTCAGGCCCACCATACAGGCCACCACTTCTTCAGGTGTAATGTCTTCGTCCAGTTTTCTTGCCAAAATGATTGACCATATCTCTGCGATACGCATGTGGTTCAGCTTGGCGGGACCATACTCCTTGGCCCTCGGACCGTTGATTAGTGTCTCGGCTGTGTCCAAGAAATGCTTTCTGTCTTTCATAATGCAAACCCATATTGTGATTGTGACTCGATGATATGCAGAGCTTTCTTGGCACGAGTCATACCAACATAGAACGTACGAATCTCGCCGTCCTGATCTTCGCTTTCAGCGCAGGCCCTAGATGAATCTAAAAGAAGGGCGACGTTATCCGCCTCGCCACCCTTTGCTTTGTGTATTGTTGATATCTTGATCCTCGGCTTGTCCGTCAGGATCTTCTCCCCCCTCTGTCGGGCAGAGGTAATGTATATTCTCTCCCGCTCTGCCACTTTCAATACTTCGTACCAAGGCTTCTCTTTCAAGTCGCTGATAGAGAAGTTCTCTTTTACGTCGTCGAGAAGGTAGGGAATTTCGTTGTCGAGGGTGGCTAGTTTCTTCCTTCCAGATCTGACCACGATATCCGATTTCAATAACGTGGATAATATTTTCAGTTCCGTCGCTGTAGCTGTTAAACCTTTGCATAATTTAAGCCATACCTCTATTCCAGTTAGTACATTGGGTGAGATGGACCAACCAGAACCCTCGCGCCAGAACAGGTAACCCTGCTCCTTGAGGTCTGCTGCAATCTTGTTTGCGATGTAATTTGTTCGAGCAAGGATCAGCCACTCGCCGCTGTTTAGATTGAGGTCCATTATGTCGTGATGCCAGACAACTTGCCCAGCCTCATTTACAGGGGACCACACTTTTGGCTGTCGCACAACCACTCGATTTACTAGAGAATCCGCAATGTTATAGATGTTTCGCGGAAGACGATATGACTTATCTAACACCGTCTTATGATCAGATGCATTAAGAAAATCTCGCACGTCTACACCCATCCAAGAGTAGATGCACTGGTCATCATCACCTGCAAAATAGATGCGCTTTGCCCGTGGCTTCAACACCTCATGAACCATGCGCCACTGTAACGGGGCCAAGTCTTGTGCCTCATCGACTATCAGGACCTCTAACCTCGGTCCTTCGCCCTGTGCTATAAAGCGTTCAATCATGTCTACAAAGTCAAGCTTACCTGTGTCGCGCTTATAATCGTGGAGCACCTGCTCTGCAACTTTCACTTGCTGATAGTGCAGATTCCTGTTGTTGGTGTCACTGAATTGCTGTTCGAGACTGACCTCACGCACCCTAGCTAATTGGATCATGGACAGATAAGCATCACCACTCCTGCCCGGAGAGAAGAGTTGCCCATCAGCCATTGTTAGAGAAGAGTTGGAAGAAAACTCTAACCCCAATATATTGCCAAGTTGCGCGAAGTCAGTCCCTCTGAGCACCTGCCCACGGCTGATACCCAGAAACTGAAAGGCCATTGAGTGTAGTGTACGAAACCAAACCATCTGGTCAGGGTTCATACTCAAAGCAGATGCCGCACGAGTCCGCGCTTCATCCGCCGCCTTACGGCTGAAGGACACGAACGCTATATCCTCCGGCCTTGTACCATCTTCAAGTTCCTGCTTGACGATAGATATAAGCTTGGTTGTTTTGCCAGTGCCAGGTGGCCCAAAGATTGTAGTCTGCATTAGAACGGCACCTCACTGTCAAGCTCGATGCTTGGCACTTGGACCTCGGCATTGAACATCGGGACCCACCACACACGAGCGTTCTTCCAGTCTCCCTTCGTAGTTTTAAATTTTTTCTGACCATTGGCGGTGCCGTTGTCGTTCAATTCTTTTAACCGCTCTTGAATCTGACCACGACTGTAACTGTCAAACTTCTGATTGCGTAGGTATTTAAGCAGTGCCTCTAGTTTAAAATAGGTCATCCCCTCTTCATCGTCCGTAAAGGGTTTGCCAAGTGCGATCTCTTCAAATGATTGTGCCTGTACCCGACCGTCACAGAACGCTTCTAGCAGGTCCATGAACTGGCCTTTATAGGTAAGTTCTTCCGGTACATCTATCTCACTCATGCCGTCCATCAACATGGACACAACCTCTTGCCAGTCAGCCATCTTCATCATCGGAGGCATGACATGAATCTGTTCCATGCAGGCTTTCTGAAAACGCTGTGGTGTTTGCAGGTCATCGGTTGTCAGTTCAACACGGCGACCACCTACATCACAGAACCAGACAGGCGGTTCGGACTTAACCACACACAGACCAGTGATCTCCACATGCTGAACGTGGCTACCTATTCCACATGTCTTCGTTTTGCAGAGGCTTTTGTTGCAGAACGATTTGAGGGGTTCTTGGTCACAGGGGAAACCATATTCCTTCTTCTCGTGTTGAGACTGAATAGTGACGATTTCAGAAGCTGGTAAAGGGGGCGCACAGTATTTGACATTAATTTCTTCAAGACGTTCTCTCCACTTCTCAGGCTGTTCTTTCTTGGCACCGACAGCGGCGGCGAACATAACTGTGTTGCGCGTACCCTCTGGTATGCCCTGACTAAACATATGCGACAGACACGGTGCCCACTGTTCAAACTCATTGACAGGTTCACCAAGCTGTAGCTTTTCAAAATCTTTGGGGTTGGTTCTTCTGGCTTCTACTATATCCAGAAATTCGGTAAGGTCCGCTTCGTCTCCGTCTTCTTTGACAGCGTAACGCATCGTCTGTTCCGCATCAAAGTACGGAAGGTTAATGAAGTTTCCAACATCGCCACGCTCGACAAGAATCTCTTCTTGCTTCGGGAATATTTCGCAGCCACCGTATCCAAGGTAGGCAGCAATTTCTGTGGCTTTGTCACGGAAAACACCTGCACTAAAAAATTCTGTAAAGAAGAAAAAGATGTGGGCACCACCTGACTTCGAGCGGCAGACCACACATGGAATATCGTTGTCACGCAGCTTCTTGTCAAGTGCAACAAGGTCGAGTGGATACTGGTCAATGTCCAGCGCACCGAACTTACATTGATTGTTTTCGTTGATAGGTATAGAACCCACGCCATGCTTACCCTCAAGGTGTGCGACGATAAGTTCCAGTGTTAGTGGCTTCCGAACAATGAATGACTTCGCCTTTTGTTTTCCAGCGCGTCTCTCATCTGATATTTGTGTCTGTCCATGTGCGGCAGTAAAGCCTTCAAACGCCGCCATGAACCGTTCAGCTTGGTTCATAAGTTGCTCCGGGCAAGAGAGGAAGGGGGCAGGGTGTCATCGGCCCTGCCCCCAACTGGTTAAAACGGTACGTCTGTGTCGTCAGTTGTGACTGTGTCAGTCTGACTGTCTTCACCTGTACTCATCTTAATCTCTCCAGCGCGGTACGAGTTGTACAAGTCACGCGCTTCCTGCAACGCAGGCATCGGCACGGACTCCATCTCTAGCTGCTGAACTTGGTAGTTGAACCACGAACCTTTGTCGTTGGATTCCTGAGTGGATGTAAGCTTCCACGGAACTGCCCACATAGGTGGGTTGAACAGGCCCTTGGTTGGGTGCATGATCTTCAGACCAGCGCGACGTGTGTTCCACTGCTTTGCGATCTTCATTTGTGTCTTCTTCATGTCACAAATCATCTGCGTGGTCATGCCATTGTCATCGTACGCCAACACAAGAAACTGTGCGGACCGAACAAGTTCGTTGCCGTTTGGCAGCATTTCATTTGCACCGACACGATTGGTCTGGCGAATGTCTGGGTTGTTGGCATCCAACTCACCCATAAATCCACCGCCATTTTCACGCAACTGGAACTCCAGAAACTTTGTGGTGTACGCGCACATTAATACGTTCACACCTTCATCAGCTTCCCAAAACTCACCAGTTACGGTGTTGAAGATATCACCAGCGGATGCGCCTTTGATAAACTTCGGGTCAGTCTTTATTAACTGTGGTGACAGAGGCTGAAGAATCCGCAAGAACGGAATCTGCATATCATCTGCACTAATGGTTTCCATGCCCTGACCTGCCGCTTCGTACAGATCGTCCATGATATTAGCAACTGCTGTGCTTTCTTTTTTTACTACTGCTGCTTCAGCCATCTTTAGCTCCTTGATATTTTAGCTTCAGTTCCAACAAATACACCGAACGTGTCGAAGTCTATTTCGCCACCACTCTCGATGCGGTTTTTTACCCACGCCTTCAGCGTCTGCGGATGGACGTGAGTTTTTTGTGCAGGTTCCAGACCCTGATTGCGGAGGTCATCGACGACAGCCCCAGCCATATTGTCTTCGCCAGACTTGAACGAAACAGTTACATCATTCTTGATAATGTCTCCTTCGCCAATAGAACGTAGCCATGTAAACGCTTCGTCCTTCTTGTCGTCGGCAATACGCGCATGAACAAACTGCCGCAAAGCAACCTTGTTGCCATCGACCGTAACAGAGTCCATGCCCATCTCCTGCATCAGGTTCGGGATGTCTTCTTCATTCACTTTACGTTTCTGGAATTTGAGGTCTTTCAGATATTGCTCTGCTTCTGCAATCTTCTGATCCACCTCCATTGATTGACGGATGAGATTGGACAAAGTACTGCCCTTCTCTCCGTCTACTTTGTCGAACTTATTGGCATCGACTTCCTCATCAAATAGCGAAAACACATCGCTCATCGTACAATCTCCTGTACTTTCTACGTTAAAGTTTAACCCCTTCGGGTGTGACGGAGAGTATAGACCCACTCCCCAGAGGTATGTCAAGCAGCTTTTTCTTGAGACGTTGCAGTCTTAACAATATGCGCCAATTCACCACTGACGCTCCTGTCGTTCTTCTCTGCTCGTGTCTTCAGAATTTTGTAAACGTCAATGTTCACTGCTACTGATTTCCACTTCGTGGTGTCCATGTTTGTTACCTCATACTTTCTGTGTTACCGTGTTAGTGTATCTCATATTTGATCGGGGGGTCAAGGGAAAAATGAGACCAGCACATCAGGTTCGTGATGGTAAAAGATCTGAACTCATCGCCGCCTCTTGGTTGATGTCCCAAAACTGCTATGTATACACTCCCTTCATTGAACAAGGCCCGATAGACCTCATTGCCCTCACCCCAAAAGGTGAATTACTTTTGTTTGACGTGAAGACTGTGGGCCGTAGAAAGAACGGCTCAATAATTTCACGTCTGCTAACAGACATCCAAAAGAAACTGGGTGTCCGTCTTCTGTATGTGGACCTCGAAACTGGGTCCTGTGCCTTGTACCCGTACCAGCTATCCCGCTCACCAGACAACAATGCTGTGAAATATGCTGAACAACAGGCATCTAATCGTCACTTCGACGGGGGTCAAGTTCCAACCATTGCCGCGCTTCTTCGCCCAGCGTCTTCGCTGATAGATCAATCTTATTCCGAAGAGACTTCACAATGTGAACATCAACCGTGCCCTTTGTCATCAGGTCAACATACGTCACCGGATGATGCTGACCAATACGATGAGCACGATCCTCAGACTGAACCCGTGTCTCAAGATTAAAGTCATTGGCATAGTAGATCACGTTCGTTGCAGCCGTCAGTGTCAGGCCATAGCCAGCGGTCTGTGGGTTGGCAACGAAGAACCTTGCATCTCCAAACTGAAACTGTTTGATAGCTTCTTGTCTGTCAGCATCGGACGTATCACCGAAGTAATTGACCGTAGATCCTGGGCCATACTTTGACTCCAACACGACTGCTATCTTTCGTATGTCGTACCGGAACCGAGACCAGATGATAACCTTACCCGACATCTCCTCAACTGTATCAAGCAGGGCATCAATGCGCTTAGTCGGGAACTCTACCAGTTCGCCATCGTCTGTCATCAGATGACCACACAGCACCTGTTGTAACCGCAGTAGTTGTGTCATGACCGCTGGCGCAGAGACCAGCTGTCCATCATCGAGCAAAGCAATAGCCGCTGTCTTGATGGAGTGATAGTACTGTATCTGTTCTTTTGTGCAGTACACTTCACGGGTGGTGTAAATCTTATCTGGCAAGTCAAGTGCTTCATCCTTGGTCACACGATAAGAAAAACCTGCCAGTTTATCCGACAATTCTTCTAGCATACGGTAGCCCACAATCTGCTGAAAGCTGTGCGAACCCATGCGCTGAGTCCGTGTGATAGCGTACCTACCTTGGAAGGCGTAGTAACTATCGAAGCCGAGCAGTCTTTTGTCCATGAATCCGCATTGTGCGTAGAGATCCATAGGCGATTTAGTAACGGGCGATCCGGTAAGGATACGTTTGTACGTTGCACTCTGACCAAACTTAACCAAAGCTTTAGTCCGCTTGGCCTTGGGGTTCTTAATAGTTGTGCTCTCATCGACCGCAAGTAAGAAAGTCGAGCCTTGTGTAAAGAGATCCACATATTGAGAGACCTTCTTCGACGCTCCAAATCCTTCCACGTTGACCAGCAAGATGCGGAACTTATCACGCTTCTCAACCCCTTCGGATAGACGTTCTCTCTGAGTCTTGTTAGGGTTCGCACTCCACACATATATCTCAGGGTCAATGTCTTCTGGTAAATGAGTTGGTATTTCTGATACCTGCCAGTTTCGATAGACACCCTTCGGCGCAACGATGATTGCTGTGTCGATAAGCTTGTTGTCGTAGAGCCATGTGATGTTGTCGAGCAAGACCTTCGACTTGCCACACCCCATCTCCATGAAGTACCCAAAATTTTTGTGGTCGTATGACTTCTCAAGGGCAACCCGTTGGTGCTCATACGGTTCGGTTCTGTATCTAAACATTTACGGCCTCGGCAACTTAACAACATTGTCTCTTTCAAATCCTGTCAAAAGGATCTCAAGTTCTTCGTCACTTGCCGAGGGAATAAACTCACGATATTTCTTTATCGCTTGTTCTAAATTTATCTTTCCGTCGCAATACTGATCACATACATCAAACATTTGCTGTGTCTCAGGCGACATCTCCTCTTTAATTTTCTTCGTCATCATCCATTCCTCCAGCGAGAATCGCATACTTAGCATTCTCAAGGTAATATATAATCTCAGCAGGGTCAGGCTGGGTAGTCATCATCTTGATTGTCCCGTCCTCTGCTTCGCCCAAAATAACTACGTCCTTTAACATCTGTCCTGCGACCTCGCACACCGTAGGCACGGGGTCTTTTTTAAACACAAGTTTACTGTGCAGATAAACCACATTATCTTTTGACATAATCAGCCCTGTAAAATTCTATGCCATGCGGCACGGACGTTGGCCTCTACCTCACCGCCCACGTCACCGCCATCAGTCAACCAATCTTCTATGACTTTATCAATGGTGGTCACCGCTTCTTGCCACTTCATCCTCGGTTCTTTGGATGCGATTGTGGCTTCATCTGGCATCAGATGTGTTTCCATATCAGACTCCTCGTTACTATCTGTTATCCTATCAGATATCATCCAACTGTCAACAATCTCAAGCCCACATACTGGGCAAGCAATGCTCCCATCCATCTTGTTAAGAGATAAATTACCGGAGCATTTGGGACAACGGCCTGCGTCCAACGGCATTTGCATATCATCAATGATATCTTGGTTCATCATCTTCCTCCTCCTCTTTTCCAATAATGTTTTGATTAGCAACCATCATTGCCGCTGCTAGAATCTGAGTAGCTATGATGGGACTTTTCCTGTTGCCCGTGATAGCCAGACACATACCTGCGGACAGCAACAAATAGGCAGCGTAATCCTGATCCACTTCCAATTCGCAGAGTGTGGCAATGGTGTCGCTGATAATTTCAGACGCAGCTTCAGCCAGCTTTTCATCCTGTATCTTCATCGCTTTTCCTCTGTGTCTATGATCTCAAGATCACCTATTGAAAAGCCCAGACTGTTCATCAAACCTGTGCGCCTACGCAACCTGTTCTCTGCCAACTCTTTGGCTTCTTCTTCGTCCACGGCTTTAACAAACTGGTCTTTGTAGAACTCAACAATCAACCCGACCCTGTAATACCTTTGTTTGTGCTTCGACCCTGAACTTACGGTCTTTAATTTTGTCATTGTCATATACCTTCGTAAACAATTTGAACCAACATTTGGGGCAGTAGTACCGCCCCTGCTCTACTACTATCGCCTGGGCAGCACACTCTGTGCAATGATAATCAGTCACGACTTCGCTTTCTTTATTACGTTATCATAGAACATATTTTCCCTGTGCCATTTCAGGTAACGCTTGCGTCGCTCACCTTCTCCACCTTGCAACAAATGTGCGATGGAAACAGTCCACCAATTTTTAGGCAAGCCAAGAGCCAGTAACTCTTCGTTTGTAACCTTGGTGCTACGCATTACCCTGCCTTCATCATTAAATGAAATGAACGCCACCCGTTGAAACCCTTCCACTGCCTCACAGTCAAACAATTTGTCTGGTAGAATAGACAGCATTAGAATGTTAGCTGGGTCTGCCCCTTCACTACCTTCACACTCAGAATCAGGCTTGATGTGTGACACCCTCAAAAACTTTGGACTTGATATGTTTGTAAAAGGACACACAGGATTTCTTTCCAGCATTTTTTTACGCAGTGTCTTTTGATCATACGGCCTACCCTTTACAACTGTTTCTTTTCGTTCACCCACAGCTACCTCCGCTTCCGCCTGTTGCTTCCATTCTTCTGGCACATGATGTCCCTTTGCAAACTGACCGTTTGGCTTTCTTTCAACATCAGGTTTGACAGGTTTACGCAGAACCAGCTTGCCGTCGTCCATGAATAGCTGTTTACTTGAATCAACAAAGCCGCTTTTAACCGCAGGAAACGGGCCGTCCAACACCTGTTTGGACGGGATCATCATTGCATATTTGTGCAGCGATGATAGAGCCTCTGACCTTTGTCTTAGATTGCCTTCTATGAATTGCTCAGTGCCAAACACGGCAAGAAAGTTTAGTATTACCTTTGCCCCAAGTGGGGTGCACAAAGTTTCCCCCCTCTTGCTGACAGGAAAAGCAAGCGAATACAATTCCTGTTCTTCCTTGGTGCGGTCCTTCTGCTTGAAAAAACCTGTCAATTCATAGCTAAGTTTTGTTGACCGAGAGTTATGACCTTTGTCCGTTCGTATCACGCCATCAATTAAGAAGAACGCATGAGTCCGTAACAAGGCTAGGTCTTCGTCAGCCATCTCAGCCATCAACCCTATAGCCCTTGCATAAGTCAAATCCTGTTGCGTGATTCCTGCAAACACGTCTGAGTTTTCAAACGCAGGGATAAGATCATGCAAAACCTTGGGCATGGAAATAAGATGTTCTTTTAGCTTTCTGGCATACTCCGCACGACGTTGCTTGTCCTCTTTGTCCGCCTGTTCAAGTATCTGATTTTCTAAATCAACAGTCATAAGGTTCCTCCCAGTCTTCCGTGAAGACGCTGTCCAGATGTTTGATGATGTCGTCCGGTAGATACAGACGTGGCTCTTCGTAGCCCAGTGGTTCAAGCGACCTGCGGCTGGGGTCTTCATACACAATTTTTGACGGGTCTCGATCCCTGATCCTTTGTTGTATCTCAGGTAGCCAGTCATCCAGATTGTTCCCATGTTCTTTGCCTTCTGGAAACAGGATGGACTTGCCGTCCTTCTTGATGTCAAAGATCATGTAATTGTGACAGCCCCAGCTATCCGTCACGACCTCATAGCCAAGGCTTTCAATCTCACCCTCGACCTCATGCGTTCCGTTCCAGCCATCACCGTCACCGAACCCGAACTTTGAGAAGGCATCTTCCCATTCCCATGTGATGATTACTCTAGGCATTAGTACACTCCAAATAAAAAGTCGTTGATTGTTTCGATGTCTTCCAACACCACGAAAAAGTGCTTACCTCCACCCATGTGAATGGCTGTGCAGTCTTCCTCCAAGTTTCCTGTCCTGATGGTTATCGGGCGCAGAATGAACTGCTCATCACCAAAATAAAACACGCACAGTTCTGTGTCTCGTAGATCATAATAAGTGCTACTGCTACCAACAACGTGCAACGGCATACGCCTACGCTGTATGCGCTCAAATGATTTTTCAACTTCAGTCATTGCTGTCCTCCTCATCACAAGTGCAACCAAAGCGGTCAAAAACTTCGTCACTCCAGACACCGTCTTCAGTTAAACCGCATTCGCAGTTTTCTTCTTTATAGGTGTACCCATCAGTCATTGCTGTCCTCCTCGAACGTGCCTTCAAACATGAAGACTTCACATTCGTCATTAATCAATTCACACAACTTGCCACGCACTTTGTTTTTTAACGTGTCGGGGTCAGTCCCCTTCGGTGCTTTGACGCTGAGAATATTGTCCAGCGTAAAGTCAAAAGATATCATGTCAGACATAAATCAACTCCCCAAATAAACCACGTTGAATAATCTGGTCTGCAATCTCAGCATCGATGTCACCATAACAGACGTGATTTATGATGTGCCATGACTCCAGCATATGAATGCCTTTGGTGATAATACTCAGTGACGCACCGTGTGCCACTTCGCTTTCCTCATCACCCCAACCATCACTGCCGTGATGAACTGTCACCGGAAAGTTTTGCATTATCTGTTTGCCCACCTTCAGGTCTTTGCCCTTCGTGTGGACGTAGTCCATCCAGTGTGTACTGCCCCCTTCCAGTGCAGTAATCCAAATATTTTCGGCAGTGTCTGCCCACCAATCAAACGGGAACTGATGCGCCACCGTCAGGATTGGCGGAGCCAGCATACCCGTAACTTCTGTCCATCGTTGATTATTCATAATCATGACCTCCATCACCTCTGTCCATTGGCTTCCATTGAATCTCAATGCCATTCTCTGGCGGCTTCTCTTGCATATTCGACATGAAGTCCCAGCCAGCATTGTGATAGCTGTTGATCACCATGATCTTACGGTCTAGCAGTTCGTAATACTGGCGCAGTCTGTCGATAAACATCCGCAACTCTGACCATTGTATGTGGTCAGTCGGGTGGCTGGTGAACATCATGCCGTCACCCATCAGGTCACCATGCTCACGAGCCATATCCATTTCTTCAATCATCAACTGTTTTAGCTTGCCCATTTTATTTCGTCCTCAATTACGTTCCATGCACATTCATAGGCATGATCCCAATTCAAGCAGTCTCCTGACGCAACCATTTCATCCGCCATCAACTTTGCTTGATGATTAAGACAAGGCTCATGATCCAAAGGTAAAAGTAACTGCATCAGCTTGCCTCCTCTTCTTCTGTTATGCTTGTCAAAACCCAATCATCATCCAGATTTTTGATAATGTCCCAGTCATCACAGGCTGACCACTCATGACGACCGTTATTGTTCGCAGCAGTCCATGCTGTTTCTTTGTCAGGGGCTTCGATGAAAGTTTCGTAAACCACTTTCTGAACAGCAGTCACTCTAAACTTACCCATCAGCTTGCCTCCGCATATGCCCGTAGCATTTCACTGTGTCTCATGCTGGCAGTCTCATGCCAGTGTTTTGATTCCTCGTAGTTTTCAGGGTCATAGCGACTCTCAAAAATCTTTACATACATTTCTTTATCGTAATCATCCCAACTGATGATGTAGTAGTAGTCGCACCAATGGTAGTCATCCATCAGCATATCAATGGATGTAGCCTCAAAGTTTGGAAGCAGTCGAACCTCACCGCCCTTGTAATTTTTGTTTGCCGCAACAAACGCTGCCGCAAATTCATCAGCTTCCCATCTTGGAAACTGCCAAGCATATGACTTGGCATCCTCAATGTGCGATGCCGCACCCTGTGGGTATCCATCATAATGTTTGTAGACACCGTAGTAACAATCATCGTCCTGACGATCTTCAAAAAAATATACCGCTCTTGTACTCATTAGCTTACCCTCCAGCCTTCATCATCCAGAAGGCATAAGATGTTATCCATGAACCTTGGTTCGATGACCAAGGAACGACCAAAGAATTGCCACTCAACACCAGACTCATATGCATCATTAGATGTCTGTGTCAGCCACTGAGCCGCATCATCATTCATAGGCTGAACCAAAACGATTGACCCTTCGTTGATGAACTTGAAATCACCGTCCTCGATCCACGAACCTATGTCCTGTATTCTTTGCGCTTCTGTTGTCATATCAATTTTCCTCCGATATAATAACGTAACTCATAAGACCATATTATAAGACCACATGGGATAGTCAAGCATAAAATGCACATTACTATAAAGTTTTTTTTGCCTTTTATTTTTTTATAAAAATTTTTGAAATATGGTGGGACAAGTGGGACAAGTGGGACAAAGCCTTATCAGGCAACGATTACACATGGCCCACTTTTGGCCCGTTGTAACACTTCTCAGACCGTACAGGAGCGGATTTTGAAATCTGAAAATAAAAAACCCACAGAAAACACTATAGGCAAGGCTGGCAGACCAGCAGGCCTGACCGAACGTCAAAAGACTTTTGCCAAGTTTTATGTCGAGGGTAGGCACAGCAACGCTGAGTGTGCAAGGCTGGCAGGGTATGCAGAAAAATCTGCCAGAATACAGGCCAGCAAATTGCTCAACGGCACAGACTTTCCAGAAGTTGTCGAACTCATAAAAGAACTTAAACAGGCGGCTGAACGAAAATATGGCGTGACTCTGATGCATCAGCTTAAACGTCTGGACGAATTGTCGAGGGGTGCGGAAGAAGCAGGGCAATACTCTGCCGCAATCAACGCTGAGAAAATTCGCTCTGCTTTGGGCGGTCTTACTATTGACAGGCGTGAACAGCAACATATCCATCAGCTTGACAACATGAGCAAACAGGACATTGTTGCCCGTCTGGCAGAACTGCGGAAGTCATATCCACACGCATTCATTGAGGGGGAAATAGCAGATGCCAAAGTCATTGAACACAGAGAGGAAACTGTGGCTGTCTTTGAAGAAGTCCCTGCCGAAAAAGACCCATTGCCAACGGATTGAGAACCGTGTTTCGGAGGGGATGCCAGACTGTTATCTGTGCATTGATGGCGTACCAGTATGGGTTGAATTAAAAATAACAAAAAATAACGCAATCGAGATACAACCCTCACAGATTGCATGGCATACCAGCCATTCTCGCTGTGGTGGCGTAAGTTTTTTTCTTGCTTACAGCCCCTCTGAGGGACTTGCTTTTTTATTTGACGGGGGTTTAGCGGCCCAGATCCAAGGTGCGAGGTTCGATGACCTGCGGCCTGCGGCCTTATTCTCTGGTGATCTAGATTCTTGTGCCTCGAACCTGCGGCCTGCGGCCTGCGCCCTCTGGTCTTTATAAAAGAGTGGGCCACCTGCGTCCTGCGCCTGCGGCCCAAAGTTATTGGAGAATCTAAAATGATCATGATCAGAATAAGAGATGTCCAGACTGATGTCAATAATCAGCCTGGACAGTGTGCTCTAGTGTTTGGGATAAGATACGGTTTTGACTTCACGAGACCAACAGGCCCGGCAGTCTCCACAATAGCCAAGGTCAATCTTGCCTATTTGCTTTTCTTTCTTTGCGGTTTCGTATTCGTCGTGTGATATCATCTCACCGTTCTTTTTTGTCCGGTAAGCTTCACACAGTTTGCCAATTGGCGCCGCCTTGTCTGTTATAACTGCGCTGGAATTTTCCCAATCTTTAGGCGGAGCTTTATCAATCATCGTTGCGCTGTATCTGATAACAGCATTATCTGGCAAGCTTTCCATTTTTAAAGCTTGTTGCCATAGCTTGCGTTCTTTGGTTGGTATCCAGTGTTTTTTGTTTGGTGTTAATCTGCAAACTGCGATTATCTTCAGGCAATGTGCGACGCTATGCACGTCGCCTGAATCCCACCAACGATGTTCTTTTGCCCGTCGCCTATTTAATTCTTCAACCATTACTGAAACAAACTCTGATGAGTTTAATAAATCCAGTCTGTATTCCATAGCTTGCTGAACTATGGGCCATATGTATGCGCCTTTTAATGCATAGCATTCAAAGCAAACTGAGCCGGGAATTTTTGCCAGTACTGAACCAGTCACGCAATGCTGCGCCGGTATGGAAAAGCTAGTACCCGGCATTTTTGACGGTTTAGAAAGTATTGCAACCATGTTTTTATTCTCCTGTTGTTATGGTCTTTTTATTGTATGGGATATTCCCATGTTATGCAAGCCCTAATCCTGCGGCCTGCGGCCTTGTTCTTTTGTGTAATCCTGCGGCCTGCGGCCTCGCGCTTTATATATATGAAAAAAAATTTTTTAAAACGAAACTGGGCCAGCTTGCGCTGGCCCAGTACGGGAGAAAACCCTAGTTGTCATCCCAGCTTCTCAGCATGGGTTCCATGTTTCCGAACTGATTTGCTACTGCCATTAGCTCTGGGAAATGTTTTTTTACCAGTTCAATATTCTCTGGGTCCAGTAATGCTATAGCAGAGTGAACAGTGTCCGCAGCGTCGTATAGACTGTTAATGCGAGTGTCGGGAAGCCCGACACTCTGAAGCTTTTCATAGTAGGTCATTACGCTACCTCGCTATCATATGGTTGGATTAGGTCGTCTGCTTGGCCTTCTATCTCGGCTAGCTCTTCAGCCCATTCAGCAATTTGCTCTGCCAATTCTTCAAAGGCTTCAGCAACGTGCTGGTTTTTATGCTCCATGCTATCCAGATGAAGGTCTTGTGATAGCTCCTCTGCGATGGCACGGGCCTCGCATACTGCGCTGGCAAGTTTCCTCGCCTGCTTTATTGCCATTGTATCTAACATTTTATTCTCCAATGTTGTTACCCATTTTGGGTAGTTGTCCCCATAGGTGGGGCTTGGGTTTAGTATATGGGATAATCTCATAAAGGTCAAGAGCAGCTTCTACGCTACTATGTTACCACACCTGCGACCTGCGACCTCGCGCTTTATATATAGTCCTGCGACCTGCGACCTAGGGGGCAGGCCCCCGCCTGGACGAAAAGAAAAGGGGGCCGCAGCCCCCAGTCCCTTACCACCTCCCTGCTTTGATTGCGAATGCGATCCCCGTTGCTATGACGACTGCTCCCATGACCATAAACTCTATAGCCAATAGCGGGAATTCATCACGGTTCCAAAGGTCCGCCCCAGTGAACAGCAGGGTTGCCCCTGCTGCTCCGAATATCACTGACATTACTCCCCAGAACATTCGTCTCTCCGTTGCCATGCCCAGTCTGAGGCGATGCCATCAAACATGCGCTTTAACCATTCTGCTTGTGGCACGTTGCTGGCATTGGTGTGAAGGCCGACAAGCTTGCCAATAAACTTCCTGTCTTCGAGGGGATGGTAGTCTTTACCATCATCTCTATGCTTTTTATCAATCCAGAGCATAGGACCGTGAACCAACCGATAGAAATGTGCTCTGTCACACCACCTGTCGACATTGTCTTTTCTAATCTGACCTAGGCCGATGCCCATAGTCCAATCGATGACCGAATATTTATAGTCGGGTAGATCATCCCAGCCTTTTACTGACTCTGCATTCCAATTTAATGGCATTGTATTACCTTTCTGGGGGGCCGCAGCCCCCCTGTTGGTGTTTGGATTATTTAAGGCGAATAACCATCTGTTGGTTTTTCTGGACCTTGTTCGCTTCAAACCAGTCGTCGCCAACTTTTGCTTTCCATGCAGCAGCAGGGACATAATATTCTGGCTTTGGTGTTTCGAGAGTGAAAGCATCTGAATGAACGCCAGAACGAATTTCTGCTTCAAAAGCGGCTCTTGCTTTCTTGGCCTCTTTTTCGGCTAAGAGCAGGCTAGCGTATTTTGCTTGCTTGTTCCTTGTTACGGTCATTGGGCGACCAACTGGCTTTTTGATTGCTTTTGTCATTTTATTCTCCTGTTTTTAATGACGTTATATCTAAGATATAATCACACTATCCCATATAGTCAAGTATTAAATGTAAATTAATTTGGTTGTATACAACTTTTTTTTACAACCTATGGTTCACGGCCCCCCAAACTTGGGGTTACTTGCAGCATTATCTGTTCACGTTTTGTTCCAAGCACCCCCCGCCCCCCTAATATTGGGGGGACGGTCAGCAGTACAGTCGTGTCGTGTCGTTGGGTTGATAAATTCATTGGCATATATTATCGTTCGGGTATGGAGAACACAGCCAGCCTAGAACTACTGCCTGACGACGTGCTCAAGGAAATCTACCTGCTTGAGGAGCAGGCGAAACGTCTTGAGATGCGTGACAAAGCGCAAGAAGACTTCATGTCATACGTCCACCATGTCTATGAGAACTTCATAGAGGGGACCCATCATAGAATCATAGCTGAAAAGCTAGAGCGTATCGCAAACGGTGATTTAAAAAGACTGATTGTGAATATGCCACCCCGACATTCTAAATCAGAATTTGCATCCTATCTCATGCCGTCCTGGTTTCTTGGCAGGAACCCCAAGTTAAAAATCATTCAGGCTACCATGAATACCGAACTTGCTGTAAGATTCGGGAGAAAGGTCCGAGACCTGATCGCCGACCCGGTATATCGGGAGGTCTTTCCCAACACGGACCTTAAACAGGATAGCCAAGCTGCTGGTCGGTGGGAGACTAGCGTCGGCGGGGAATATTTCGCAGCAGGGGTGGGAGCGGCGATGACTGGTCGTGGCGCAGACTTGCTTATCATTGATGACCCGCACTCGGAACAAGATGCTTTGTCCACGACTGCTTACGATAATGCGTATGAGTGGTACACTTCGGGTCCTAGACAGAGACTCCAGCCGGGTGGCAGCATAATTATTGTTCAGACCCGGTGGTCAAAGAAGGATATCACGGGCAGGTTACTGTCTGCACAGGCCAAAGATGTAATGGCTGACCAGTGGGAAGTTGTAGAATTTCCTGCGATTATGCCGTCGGGGGAACCATTATGGCCTGAGTTTTGGCAAAAGGACGAGCTTCTCAAGGTCAAAGCTTCGCTGTCCGTGGGCAAATGGAATGCGCAGTGGCAACAAAATCCTACGTCCGAAGAAACCGCGATGGTCAAGCGGGAGTGGTGGAACGAGTGGGAAGAAGACGATGTTCCAGATTTAGACTACATAATTCAGTCGTATGACACCGCGTATTCAAAGAAAGAGACCGCTGACTACTCTGCGATTACGACGTGGGGTGTGTTCCGTCCGTACAGAAACGGGGAAGAACATCTGATATTGCTGGATGCAAAGAAGGGTCGGTGGAATTTTCCAGAGCTTAAAACCATAGCGAAAGAAGAGTTTGAGTATTGGGACCCAGAGTTGATGTTGATTGAGGCAAAAGCGTCTGGTCAACCGTTGGCGGATGAAATGCGGTTACTGAACCTCCCTGTTGCGACCTTTGCCCCCGGTCGTCGGAAGGGTGGGGGAGGTCTGGACAAGACAGCGCGTATGCATATTGTTTCGCCTATTTTTGAATCGGGCAAAGTGTGGTATCCTTCTGGGGAGAAATTTGCCGACGAAGTCATAGAAGAGGTTGCATCATTTCCTAATGGCGACCATGATGACTTTTGTGATAGTATGACAATGGCATTGATGCGCTTTCGCCAAGGCGGGTTTGTCAGGCTTGATGGCGAAGAGTTTGAAGACGATTACATTCCAAGAAAGCGGGAATATTACTAATGGCACTACCACCAACAGCAGTAGAAATGGCTATGGGTCCCGGCGGTCCGGCTATGACAGCAGAAGAACAAATGACCGAGGTCCAAGTACCGACAGGCGAGATGCTTCCAGAGGGTATCATGCTTGCAGGTGATGAGGAGATGGTTGAGGTTCAGGCAGAAGTTTACGACCACAATGCGAACTTGGCTGAAGTATTAGACGACTCGATCCTCGGAACTTTGTCCTCGGACCTTGGTGGTAAGGTAGATGAAGACCAGTCTTCTCGTGAAGATTGGGAAGAAGCTATTTCCAAGGGCCTGACGCTTTTGGGGATAAACTATGAAGAGCGGAACGAGCCTTTCATGGGGGCTTCTGGTGTAACTCATCCGTTGTTATCGGAGGCGGTTACACAGTTTCAGGCACAGGCTTACAAGGAAATGCTGCCGCCGGGTGGTCCTGTGAAGACACAGATTATAGGGCAGCAGTCCAAGGAAGTTGAAGATCAGGCCCAGCGGGTCAAGGACTTCATGAATTATCAAGTTACAGAGGTAATGGAAGAGTATGATCTGGATACAGACCAGATGCTTTTCTATTTGCCGATTACAGGTTCGACGTTCAAGAAGGTATACTTCGACCCGATGAGACAGAGGGCTGTGTCGAAGTTTGTACCTGCGGAAGATTTGATTGTGCCGTACAGCGCGACAGATTTACAGACTGCCGAGCGGTACACACATGTAGTTCGCATGAGCGAGAACGATATCCGAAAGCTACAAGTAGGAGGTATATATCGTGACGTATCACTCTCAGCTACTGAAGATGAAGAGGCTGATTCAACAATACGGGGTAAGGCTGATGATATCCAGGGTCTCCGTCCGGGTTACTCTGATGAGATGTTTACAATCCATGAAATCCATGTCGATTTGGACCTTGAGGGATTTGAGGATATGGATGAGATGGGTGAGGCGACAGGGATTAAGTTGCCTTACATCGTTACAATGGACGAAGGTTCCGGGCAGATTTTGTCAGTCGTTCGTAACTGGCGTGAGACGGATATACTCCGCCGCAAGCGTCAGTTCTTTGTTCATTATAAGTTTCTTCCTGGTTTTGGTTTTTATGGCTTTGGCCTACTTCATATGATAGGAGGGCTGTCTCGTGCAGCAACTTCAATACTACGCCAGCTTATTGATGCTGGAACTCTCTCAAATTTACCAGGCGGTTTCAAGGCTCGTGGTGTTCGCATTCGCAATGATGATGAGCCTGTTAATCCTGGTGAGTTCCGCGATCTTGACGCTCCTGGTGGCGATATTCGTAACGCCATTATTCCTTTGCCTTACAAAGAACCATCTGGAACGCTTGCCCAACTTCTGGGAGTTGTTGTTGACTCTGGTAGAAGATTTGCACAAGTGGCAGACTCAAAGGTCGCTGACGTTAATTCGCAAGCTCCAGTCGGCACAACAGTGGCTCTCATCGAGCAAGGCTCAAAAGTAATTAGCAGTATTCACAAGCGGCTGCACTATGCACAGAAAAATGAATTCCGGCTGCTTGCTGAAATCTTTTCTCTGAATCCCGTGCCATATCCTTACATGATTGGACCAAATATTCCTCCTGAGATTATGGCGCAGGATTTCGACGGGCGGGTAGACGTTCTCCCAGTATCCGACCCGTCGATCTTTTCTATGGCGCAGCGGCTGTCGTTGGCACAGACACAACTTCAGTTGGCGCAGGCTGCACCGCAGATGCACAACATGTATGAAGCCTATCGGCGTATGTATGATGCACTGGATATCAAGAATATTGACAGCATTCTGCCCCCGCCACAGCCACCACAGCCTATGGACCCCGGCATGGAAAACGCAAACGTACTGTCCGGTCAGATGGTTCAGGCGTTTCCAGAGCAGGATCACATTGCACACATCCGTGTTCATGCTGCCATGCTGCAACAGCCATCCACCGCAGCCAACCCGCAGGCATTTATGATGTTACAGTCTCACGTTCAGCAACATGTGGCGATGCATGCTCGTGACTTGGTGCAAGAGATGTTTAACGGCGTAATGCAAGAAGCACAGGCTCGTGGTGAGATGATACCACAGATTGACCCTGCTGCTCTTGAAGCTGCTGTTGCACAGCAGATTGCTGATACCACAGAGGAGTTGGCTCCGGTTCTAACTCCACCACAGCAACCTGACCCGCTTGTTGCTATCCGTCAGCAGGAACTGGAGAACGATACGCAAGAGATTCAGCGCAAGGCGATGAATGATGCGATGGACTTCCAGATTGATCAGGCTCGGTTGATGCAGGCGTACGAATTAGCGCAGAAGCGTCAGCAGTTGCAGGAGCAGATTGCTGAAGACCGTAACTTGGTCAACGTATATAGAATAGATACACAAGCTAACTTGAAGAGGCAATAATGGCTGGCATAGCAGGTTTACTCACTCAACTACAATCGGCGTTTGATACGACGAATCAACAGTTAACTCAAAGTCTGGATAGAATCAGGCTGTTGGAAGAACAGGCTAGGCAAACTTCTCAGCCCTTTCAACAAACTATTGGTGGTTCGGTGCAAGCAACTCCAGGCCCCGCTGATGGTTCAGCCCAACCGGGTTTCAGTGCTGAACCAGGCACCCCACCTGGTCTAGGACAGATAGAAGGTGGTTTTGACAACAGAGTCCCTATTTCTACAATGCCCACCCCGCCAATGTTCGGTGGTGGGAGGTTTCCTGGTTCGGGAGGTTTCGGAAGATTTCCCGGTTTCTTTAACGGTAACCAACCTGTGCGCATCCCTTTTGGTAGCTTTGGACAACCACAACGTCCAGCATTTGGTGGGTTAGGCACAATGTTCGGCAATATTTTTAGGGGTAGAATGTGATATGTTTCAGGCTCTTATTGGACCCATTGCTTCACTGGCTGGATCGTTTGTTGAGGGTCAGGTATCCAAGCAAAAAGCGAAAGCAACTCTTGCGCAAACTGAGGCGGAAGCGAAAGCGGAGATAATGAAGACAGCAGCCACTCACGATTCCAAGTGGGAATTGATTATGGCTGAGTCTACAAAATCCTCAATCAAAGATGAAATAGTCACGGTGATTATACTGATTCCCGTAATTTTAGTTTTCATTCCGGGCATGGAACAGGTGGTCAAGAATGGCTTTGATCGTTTGAATGAGCTACCGGACTGGTATCAATATTTGGTTTTCCTTGTGTGCAGTGCCGCACTAGGAATAAAAGGACTGGACAAGTTCAGGAAGAAGTAATGGTATTTGATCATTCACAACGTACAACAGAAGAACAGGCGAGAAAGAATCGTGGCAGAGATAACAATGGAAAGATTTCTCAAGTGGAAGATACTACCCCGCTTGATGATGATTGGGATGTCAATATCCGCTTGGCGGGTAGTGGAGTGGTTCATGGGATTGCCAGACCCTACTGCTCAACAGGCGGCTCTAGTTAGTGTCGTAACGGGCGTTTTAGCTGGTGCTTTTGCAGTTTGGCTCAACCACGAGAAGAGCTAAATGCCCAAACTGAGTGAAAATACGGAAGTAGCACTGCCACTTCGTAACATCATTTCTATGGTTGCCGCTGCATCTTTAGCAACTTTTGCCTATTTTTCGATTATCGAAAGATTAAATACCATTGAGACCAACATCACGATGATGAAATCTGATTTGGAGCATAACACAGAATTTCGCATTAAATGGCCCCGTGGTGAAATGGGTAGCCTGCCAGCAGACTCAGAACAATTTATGTTGATAGAACACCTTGCCCAGCAACTTGATGAACTATCTAAGCAGATAGATGAAGGTCGTGCTCCACATGACCAGCAGCAGAAGCTTACGTTAGACTTTTATGAAAAGCGCATAAGTAATCTTGAACAGAACATAGAGAAGTTGCGAAACGGTGATCACTAAAACAATGACATTGTTGCTGTATCTGAGCGGTGGTATCATAGAGCACACCGGGCCTATGAACATGTCTGAGTGTTTGAAGATGAAACGTCAGATAGAACGTAACGGTTGGAAAGACAGGAAAGACACACGTTATTCCTGTGAGAAACGTCAGGTTGAAGTGGCTGTTGGCATTGATGGCAAAGAGTATATTGTAAAGCTGGTTGACTAGAAAAAAATAGTGTAGGATAGGAACATGGTTAGAATTAAACAGTTTGCTGATGACCTTGGCATTTCATACAACGAAGCAAAGAAGTTGGTTGATATGGGAAGAAACAAACAAGATTCTGGCAGTGACGCGCTTGATAAATCTCGTGCTCGTATGAAGAAGCGTCTTGACAAAATGAAGCAAGACCAGAAGGAAGCCGATCGCATTGCGAATGAGGACACAAACATGGTGTTAAAAGCTAAAAATGGCAAAGCTGCCACCGCTCCTGTTGAAGGTGAAACTCCAAGCGGTGCGCGCAAATACATTCCTAAAAAAGGTGGGACTCGTTTCGCTCCAAAAGTTCCTATGATGGAAGAAGTGGATCCCAATGTAATGTTAGGCAAAGGCAAAAAGTTGAAGCGTCGTGGCGATGACAAAGAGGTTATCAAAGCCGCTGACGGTGCTTTTGTCCGTGGCATGGGCCGAGCTTACATGGGTAACCCTAGAGCAACAAAGTTGAGATAATGTCTTACAACGATCCCTTTGAAAGTGAAGGCACTGCTGGCACCGTCAACTTTGATGCTCCTGCTGGTAGTGGAAGATATGATAGTAGCGGTTTTAGTAGCGACAGCAGCGACAGCGGTAGCCCGACCTTTACTCGTGGAAAACCAGGGTCTCGTGGCGGCACTCAAATTTCAGGCAATACAATCTACGGCGGACAAATAATTAGTGATAAAACACTTGGTCGTAGTTATGATTTTGAAAGCGAGGATTATCAGAAATATTTAGATGCTACAGGTCGTAGCATGCAAAACCCCTATGGTGACACTGGACTGTTTAGTGGCATTTTTGGTGCAGACAAAGTATACTATAACCTTGACCCTACTACAGCTAAAAATATCTTAGACGCAGGTTTTGATAGGTACAACGATTTTTTAGGACAAGACAGTATTTCTCAAAACAGAGGTTTTGGTAAGCTGTTTGGTGGTCCTGAAGGGGAGATGACAGCACAGGGCGAGGTTCGTGCACAAGTCCCAGAAACAACAACCGCAGCAAGTCTTTTAAGCTCTATCATACCGGGCGCAAGTTTTCTTCCCACTCCGGGCACAACATACGCTCCTATGGGAAGTACGAGTTACGACCCAGAGCGAGATCCAAGCGCAAATCAGGATCTAAGAAGTGGTCCTTTTAGTTTGTTAACAGACGCTTTGTCTAAAGGTAGAGAATTTATTTCTGATAGATTGAACCCTCTTCCTGATGCTCCGCCGTCTCGTCCACGAGCACCAGTTCAAGAAACAAGAAGGGACATCATAGATACAAGAACTCCTGCCCCGCTGACACCAGAACAAGAAGTTGCACAAATGGCAATGTACGAAGCTGAACCTTTGTACCCAAACATGACCAACTATGGTAAAAGAGACCCTGATTCTCTCCCTGCCACACTGTCTGCGGGTGATTTTATTTTTTCAGATTCTGATCCTCCCCTTCCCCCTGCCACACTGTCTGCGGGTGATTTTGTTTTACCAAGCGGTGAGGTAATAAACACCAACAGAAGCTCTTTTAGTGGTTCTATTTTAAAAGACATTGTAGATGGAAATCTTTTTGAAACAGACTTTCTTGGTGGGCAGCTTAAATTTAGTCCTAAGTTTGATTTAAAACGTGGGTTTACAGGTGGCAATATTCAATTTAAAAAACGGTTCTAAAAATGAAAATAGAAATTAAATTAATACCAGACGGGCTTGACCTTGCAAAAGAAATACAGGACGGAACTCCTGTAGACCAAATGCAGGACGCATGTCCTATTGCTACACAAGACGTTGAGACAAATGAAGAGAACCAGCGTTTTGCAATCAAGGACCATCAATACGGTCCAGCGATTAACCCGGAGGAAAGCTGTGGTGTTTGCGCGGCTTTTAATATTAGTCCCGAAATGCAGCAGTGTATGAAGGACGAAACTGGCGAAGTGGGCTATTGCCAGTCATTGAAATTTATGTGTTCAGCGGCTAATTCATGCTCTATCTTTGCTCCCGGCGGACCAATGACAGGCATGGATGATTAATGGATATCGTAGATTTTATAACAAAGTATCAAAAAGTCTTGAATAATCGTATAGAAGACATTAGTGTTTCTATAACCAGTGGTAGTATTACTGATATTGAAGACTACCGCGCAAGAGTCGGTGAAATACAGGGTGTCACCTTTGCTCTTGATGAACTGAAGACCCTGCTGACAAAGGCAAAATATATCAATGACGTTGATAGTACCTGAGTACGTTCTCGCGCAACGCGAAGCGAAAGCAAAGGCCGAAAAGGCCGCAAAAGAAAAATCCCTGACAGAAAGAATTCCACAGCCCACTGGGTGGCGCATACTTGTTATGCCGTACATGGGCCGTGAGAAAACTGATAGTGGGATTTACGTTCCTGATCAATCAAGAGAGCGCGAGGCTCGTGCTACTGTCGTAGCTTATGTGGTTAAGGTAGGCCCGTTGGCGTATCAAGACCCAGATAAGTTTGGTGGTGAAGCCTGGTGTAAAGAAGGTGATTGGGTGTGTATTGGACGCTACGCTGGTTCTCGATTCCAGATTGAGGGTGGCGAAGTGAGAATTATCAATGACGATGAAGTCATTGCAACCATCGTTGATCCTGACGATATTAAAACGTATGGAGCGGCATAATGTCCACCGACGCATTGCAGCAAGAAGCTGAAGAAAAAGAAATTGTTTTAGAAGAAACTGAAGAAGAACAGGAACAGTCCGAAGTTCAGGTTGCTGAAGAGCAGTCAGAGTCCGAAGAGCAGCCACAAGCTGCTAACGAAGATGAGCTTCAGGAATACTCCAAGAATGTTCAGCAGCGAATTAGCAAGCTAACAAAAAAGTATCGTGATGAAGAAGCACAGCGTTTAGCGGCGGTTGAGTTTGCTGAAGCTGTGAAGAAACAGAATGACGAACTTAAACAGCGTTTAAGTGCCTTAGACCAGTCATATACATCAGAGTTTGGCACACGAGTTGATTCTCAAATCGAAGCCGCCAAGCAAGCTTATCAAAAAGCTTATGATGACGGCGATGCCGAAGCTATGTTTGAAGCTCAAAAGAATCTCAGCAAATTGGCTTTGGATCAAGCGCAGCTTGAACAGGCGAAAAAAAGACAAGAAAAAGCTGAACAGGTTGCAGAAGCTCAACCTGCTGCTCAACCACAACAGTCAAAACCACAACCACCTGATCCAAAGGCAGAGGCATGGGCACAGAAGAATGAGTGGTTTGGTGCAGATCAGACCATGACTTATGCTGCTTTTGGAGTGCATAGGCAATTAATTGAGGATGAGGGATTTGACCCACAGTCCGATGAGTACTATAATGAACTTGACAATCGCATGAGGAAAGAGTTTCCGCACAAGTTTGCGGCACCTACCAAGGGCGATACAGGACCCAGAGTCGCTTCTGCTGAGTCCACGGCCTCACGGTCGAAGTCAACTAAGGGGCGCAGAACAGTCAAGCTGACTCCGTCGCAGATAGCGATAGCAAAGCGGTTGAATGTTCCGCTCGAAGAATACGCTAAGTATGTTAAGGAGTAAGAGAATGGCTGATTCAACAAAAAGAGTTTCACGGGACTCACAAACTCGTGCAAAGTCCACAAGGCGTAAGCCGTGGACACCACCTTCCAAGCTAGAGGCTCCAGAGCCACCAGCAGGGTACTCACATCGTTGGATTCGTACATCCCTTCGGGGGGAAGACGACACAATGAACGTATCCTCTAGATTGCGGGAAGGATGGGAACCTGTTCGTGCTGATGAATATCCTGAGTTAGCGGGTCGTTACCCAACAATTGAGGATGGAACACACGCAGGTGTTATTGGGGTTGGTGGCCTAATGTTGGCACGAATCCCAGAAGAAACGGTAGAAGAACGAACTGAATATTTTCGGGAGCAGACCCGCACACAAATGGATGCCGTGGATCAAAATCTTATGAGGGAACAACATCCCTCAATGCCTATTCATAATGAAAGGCAAAGTCGTGTATCATTTGGGGGCAAGGATAAAACCTAGCCTTCTTAACTTGACAAGGAGTAAGCAATGGCAAATGTTAATGTTGCCTTCGGCCTAAAGCCGATTAATACCGCTGGTAGCACTCCTGCTACTTCCGGTACTAATGCATACTTTATTGACAGCGGCGCAAGCGCGATCTTTCAGGGTTCAATAGTTAAGTGCGACAATGGCGGTGAAATCGTCATTAGTTCTGCTACTGGTGACACCGAAGCTCCTCTTGGCGTTTTTGCTGGCTGTGAGTATGTATCCTCAACCACAGGTAAAAAAGTATTCTCAAATACATGGCCTGGGTCAGGTGCGGACACAAACTTCGACATTATCGGATTTGTGTACGACAACCCAATGCAGCGTTATGTAATTGCAACAGATGCTACATTTACTAATAGAGCCACTGCTATAGCTGCTATTTTTGAAAATACGCAGTTAGATAGTGGTGCAAGTGGTAACACAACCACAGGCATTTCCAGTGCAAAGATGGATGTCGCAACTCTTGACTCATCAAATGCTTCTCTTCCTTTGAAGATTGTTGGCATTCAAGACGACGTTGAGAACGAAGACTTCACTGCTGCTGGCATTCCTATGATTGTGATGCTTAACAATCACGCACTGCTTCAGGCTGATTCTGAAGCGGCAATTTCGTAAGGGAGTGTAGGTAATGGCTATTTCTAGAGCACAACTCGCCAAAGAACTAGAGCCTGGTCTTAACGCTCTGTTCGGCATGGAATATGGTCGCTACGAAGGTCAGCATTCTGAAATCTTTGACACCGAGTCATCTGACCGGGCGTTTGAAGAAGAGGTAATGCTGTCAGGCTTCGGCGCGGCTCCCGTGAAAAATGAAGGTACAGGCGTATCATTTGATGATGCGAATGAAGCATACACTGCTCGTTACAACCACGAGACAGTGGCAATGGCCTTCTCAATCACTGAAGAAGCTGTGGAAGACAATCTGTACGATCGTCTGGCTTCACGCTATACTCGTGCACTTGCACGTTCTATGGCTCACACCAAGCAGGTTAAAGCTGCGGCTATCCTGAACAACGCATTTACTGCTGGCGCATCTGCTGGTGGTGACGGTGTTGCTCTGTGTGACGCATCTCACCCGCTGACATCAGGTGGCACATTTGCCAACGAACCATCAACTGCTGCTGATTTGAACGAAACTTCTTTGGAAGACGCTCTGATTAACATCGCTGGTTTCGTTGATGAGCGTGGCCTGATCATCGCTCTTCGCGGCATGAAGCTAATCATTCCACGTCAGCTTCAGTTTGTTGCGGAACGTCTGATGGTTTCCAATCTTCGTGTTGGCACAGCAGACAACGATGTAAACGCACTCAAGTCAATGGGCATGCTGCCCGAAGGTTATGTAGTCAACGACTACCTGACAGACACTGATGCGTTCTTCATCAAGACAGATGCACCAAACGGCCTCAAGCACTTTGAGCGTACTGCACTGTCAACAGCAATGGACCCAGACTTCGACACTGGTAACATGCGCTTCAAGGCTCGTGAGCGTTACAGCTTCGGCTTCTCTGACCCACGTTGTGTGTTCGGTTCACCCGGCGCGTAAGGTTAGAAACATCTTTTTCAAAGGGCGGGTATTCACCCGCCCTTTTTTATTGTATACTTAGATATCCCTGACAGCCGCATGGTGTGGCTGACACTAGCCGAGACAGGAGATAAAATTGGCTAATACTACATTTAACGGTCCCGTCCGTTCAGAAAACGGATTCAAGACAATCATCAAGAACTCCACAACTGGTGCTCTTACCAATGAAATGACTTTGTCTACCTACAGCACTTCAATTACAATTGCTGCAACAGGCACAGAGCATAAAGAATCATCTATTGGTATCCCATCCAACTTCATTCCTATGGGTGTTGCCATCACAGTAACAAGTGCCGCAGCAAATGCTGTAAACTTGGTTGACATTGGCACAGATGCAGACACAGATGGTTTCGTAGACGGCGTCACAGTTGCTATCAACTCAACAGGCTTTAAGGGCTTCTTCCCTTGTAATGGTGTGCTTGGCATGTCTGGCGGAACAACTACCGCTGCTACAGAGACTGCTGACGAAGTTGAAGTTGTGATTTCTGGTGCAGCAGGCGCTGGTGGCGTTGTCGCTCTGAAGTTCTTTGGTATTGCTTCTGATTCACCAACTGCTTAATAGGAGGCTGATATGGCTGGTCCAGTAAAAGCCTACAACGCCACAGGAACAGGCGCTGTAGGTCCGGGTCGCTCACGCATTAAGCAGATTGTCATGTACGCAACAGGTGCTGGCGCATTTACAATTACCGACGGTAACGGTGGTTCCACTCTTCTGACACAGAAGTTTCCTTCTGGTCAGAATGTTTTGAACATTCCGGGCGACGGTGTCATCGCAGAAAGCGGTGTATATGTAAGTGCTATCTCAGGAACTGGCGCGGAACTGACAGTTTTCTTGGCATAAAACAATGTCTGTCTACGAGATAAGATCTATTAGCCAAGTCGGCACGAGTGAGCCGTTTGAGCTACAGATTTCTCGTGGGCAGATTTCTGGACACAACTTTGTTCATAAGTTTGGTTACAATCCTGTGATTGGCGTAAACGATGAAACCTTATGGACACAAGGTGGTGTGTATGTTTATCCAACCACAGCTTCTACGATGTATATATCAAGCAGTTCAACTGCCGACACTGCGGCAGGCACAGGAGCAAGAACTGCAACCGTTTCTGGGTTAGATGCTAACTTTATTGAAATAAGCGAAACCGTTTCTTTGAATGGACAGGCAGGCGTTCAGCTTAATGGTGCCTTGAATTGGTATCGAGTAAACCGCGTAATTGTAAACACAGCAGGTTCGGGGGGTGCTAACGCGGGTGTATTGTATGTAGGAACTGAAGCAACACCCACAGGCGGCGTTCCTACAAACAAATACGCAACAGTAGCGATAGGTGATAATCAAACTCTAATGTGTGTTTGGACAGTCCCGAGTGGATACACGGCGTACCTTCATCAAAAAGATGTGTCTGCATCTTCTTCTGCTGGGAAGTTTGCTATTTTTTCTTTGATAAGTAGACCAAAAGACGGAGTTTTTAACGTAAAGGACAGAGTTTTGCTGGCGAACACCAGCACAGCTATATCTTACTGGAATCCCATTCCTTTCTCAGAATGCACTGATATTGAGGTTCGTGCAGCAGCAGACACTGCTGGCGGCACAATTACCGCATCAGCTACTCTTGATTTAACGTATATCAAAAACAAGGGGCCTCTGTAATGGCGACAAAAAAGAAAAAATCTGTTAGTCTATCAGTGAAGCGTGGTGAGAAGCTTCCCGCCTCCAAAGGCGCAGGACTCACGGCCAAGGGCCGTGCTAAATACAACAGGGCTACAGGCTCTAAGTTGAAGGCACCACAGCCTGGTGGTGGCAAGAGACGCACGTCTTACTGTGCGCGGTCCAAGGGCCAAATGAAAATGCATAACGTTAACTGTAAGAAAACACCGAAAAAGCGTATTTGCGCTGCACGGCGGAGATGGAAGTGTTAAACGTGAACAGTCTTATCGGCGGAGCAACGCTAGGGTTTATAGGCTGGATAGCCTTTTCTGTGGTTGATTTGAAGACCGAGACTGCTGTTATAGCGGTTAAGGTGGATCAGAACCATAAGATGTTGGCTGAACTTTGGGACTATTATTTACAGGAGAGGGTCAATGGCGATATCGCGTGGGTCACTCGCAAGCCAGATATCCAAACCACCGCAGAAACGAAAGTGGAGTAAGAAACGCAAGGCAAAAATAAATTGCAAGCGTCCGCGTGGGTTTAGTGAAAAAGCGCACTGTGCAGGTAGAAAGAAAAAGAAATGAGTAAAAAAGATGCATGCTATCACAAGGTTAAGGCAAGATATAAGGTCTTCCCGTCGGCGTACTCAAGCGGGGCCATCGCCAAGTGCAGAAAAGTCGGTGCTTCCAATTGGGGCAACTCAGCAAAGAAAGCCGATGGTGGCATACTCGACCAAAAGCCCAAACGCGCCTTCAGAGGAAAAGCCGTCAGAGGGACAGCAGTGGCGCGTGGATGTGGTGCTGTAATGAATCGTAGACGTAAAAGAACAAAGGGGGCGGTAACGCAGTCGTAGATGGATCCTGTTACATTAATCGCCACCGCCACAACTTCATATCAGGCGATTAAAAAAGGATTCGCCCTCGGCAAAGAAGTGACATCAATGTCAAAAGACATTGGTAAGCTTATGGGTGCCATAGGCGAAATTAAAGAGGGGCATGAGAAGGCAAAGGGTAGGCGGTTTGGTAGTGTAGAAGAAGAAGCTTTACACACTTACGCTGCAAAAAAGAAGGCAGAAAAGATGGAAGCAGAGCTTCGTAACTTCTTGGTTGCCAATTATGGATTTAATGCTTGGAGAGATGTGCTAAAAGTACAAGGTGATTTACGAAAAGAACGACAGGCAAGGAAAAGAAAACGAGAGCGTTTGATAGAAGCAATTATGGAATGGACATTAGTGTCGGTTATAATTGCTATGTTAGTTGGATTAGGAATATTTATAATTGTAAGTATTAAAGGCTGATGGGAAGAATATGGCTGTTAGAAAAACAAAAGCTGGTCTTGCTCTCAAACGATGGTTTAAAGAAGACTGGAAGGACGTTCGTACGGGGAAAGCGTGTGGCAGACGCAAAGGTGAAAAACGGGGTACTCCATATTGTCGCCCCTCTAAGAGGGTTTCTAGCAAGACACCCAAAACATCCAAAGAGATGACGGCTACAGAAAAACGTAGTAGGATATCACAGAAGAAGCGATTAGGTCAGCCTGCTGGTAAGCCACGTCGCGTTAAGTCATTAAGAAGGAAGAAGAAGTAATGGCAAAAGAGTTTCCTGATTTAACAGGTGATGGCAAGGTCACAAAAAAAGACATTTTAAAAGGTCGCGGCGTTCCCGGTTTCAAAAAGGGTAAGTTTATGTGTGCCCCGCGTAAGCTAGAAGCTGGCGCAATGGAAATGCCGAAAAGAAATGGACGTAAAAGAAGAGCTTGAACAGTGGATTGTTGAGGAGCTTAGTGTTCCTGACCCAGATTTAAACAATATCTGGCCCTGTCCATACGCAAAGAAAGCTTGGTTCGAGAACCAAGTAAAGGTAATCGAAACAGAAGATGACTTCTGGGACGTTGTAAACGAAGAGGTTGATAATTTTAATGACGACTATGAGGTTGTCATTGTGGCACAGCAAGAACCGTTTTGTGAGTATGAGGATCTTGAAGTCTCATGTATGGCACTAAACAGATGGTTTGCGCAAAAGGGAATGAACATCTGGCTGTTGTCGTTTCAACACGACATAACTATGGTGTTTATACAACGGTTGTCAAAACTTGATGATGCAAGTGCAAAGCTGCTGAAAAAAGGTTATTATGACAACTATGATGATGATGACTTTGACAACCTAATAGCCGAGCGTTCGGCAAGGAGATTATACGATGCCAGGAATGATGCGTGGAAAAAAGAAGCCCATGAGAATGATGCGGGGCGGTGCGGCTAAAAAGCCCATGAGAATGATGCGTGGTGGTGCTGCTAAGAAACCTCTAAGAATGAAGCGCGGCGGATCGGCTAAGAAGTAAATGGCAACTTCAGGCTCAACAGACTTCGACCTCGACGTAGCTGAGATAATCGAAGAAGCATATGAGCGGTGTGGACTTGAGGTTCGCACCGGGTATGATGCCAAAACAGCACGTCGTTCTATGAACCTGATGTTTGCTGACTGGGCTAATCGTGGTCTTAACTTGTGGACAGTAAAGCAGGCGACGCAAGCTTTAACACAGGGCACTGCTACTTACACGCTTGATGCTAACCACACAGACCTTCTTGAGGTTTCACTTCGGCGCAGCGGTGTAGATCAGGAACTTACGCGCATGTCGCGTGGGCAGTATCTAGGCTTGCCAAACAAAACAACACAAGGAAAACCAAGTCAGTATTACTTCAACAGACAAAGTGCTCCGCAGATTACTTTGTGGGCTACTCCAGAAAACTCAACCGATACGCTTGTATATTACTATGTAAAGCGGATTGAAGACGTAGATACATTAGCCAACACGACTGACGCACCGTTCCGGTTCCTGCCTTGCATGGTTGCAGGCTTGGCGTATTACCTGTCAATTAAAAGAGCACCAGAGCGGGTGCAGCTTTTAAAGTCTGTGTATGAAGAAGAGTTCCAACGCGCAGCGGATGAGGACGAAGATAGAGTACCGTTGAAGTTACAGCCTAGTATTTCTTATCTTCGGGTAAACTAATGGCTAGATACGCATCTGGAAAATATGCTTACGGTATATCAGACCGTTCTGGTTTTCGTTATCGTCTTGCTGACATGATAACGGAATGGAACGGTCTTAAAGTAGGTCCAGATGAGTATGAGCCAAAGCACCCACAGTTAGAACCCATATCCCCTGGTTCAGACCCACAAGCACTTTTTGAACCCAGACCAGACACAAGCACAGAGGTGGCTGTTCAAAGGCTTTTGATAAAAAACCCGTTCCAATCAGGTTCTCCGGGTTCTCCGATAATTACGGTGTTTGAACCTTCTCATGGTCGCAGCACATCAGATGCTGTTGCTTTTCGTAAAGTGGAGGCGTTTGATGGATTTTCAGAAGCTAGTCTTGAAAAAGCTACAGGATATACAATTACAGTTGTCGATGCTGATTCGTACACAATCACCATCGTCGGAGGTGAAACAGCAACAATCGGTAACGCACGAGGCGGCGGTGACAATGCGACCTCTGGGCCGGGGACTGCTGCTGCAACAACAGCATCGACCTTTGATGCGACAAATGTTACACTCGATTCGGCAACTAAGACTTTTGACGAGGGCTAAATGGCAAAACAAACAGTAGGAATTGGCTCTGCCGCAAACGATGGCACTGGTGATACTCTGCGTGATGGCGCAGATAAGATTAATGATAACTTCACCGAAATTTACAATGCGTTGGGTGATGGCACCACATTAACGGATATTATTAACGCCTCTGGTTTACTTGATGTAAGTTCTGGTGCAAACAAAATTGTTTTTTATTACGCTGCTTTGACTGATTTACCAAGCGCATCAACCTATCATGGTGCAGTCGCCCATGTTCATGCAACTGGTGGTCTGTACTTTGCTCATGGTGGCAATTGGATACGTTTAAACGATGAGGTCAGTGGCCCGACAACCACATACACAACAACGGGGGCTACGGGTTCTGCCTACACTTTTTCTGGGCCAGGTGCTACTGCTGGCAACAACCCTAACTTTACCTTTTACAAAGGTCACACATATTTAATTGACAACTCTTCTTACGTCAGCAGCCACCCTTTGCAAATACGAACATCTTCTGGTGGCTCTGCTTTTACAACAGGAGTTACGGATAACTACAACAGCACCTCCGGGCTAACTCAGTTCATTGTGCCACACGAGCCTAGTGACACTTCGTTAGTTTATCAGTGTACTGTTCACAGCAGCATGGTTGGAAACATAACAATAGTATAGTGAGCAGGTAACATGTCTTTTACATACGCACAACTCAAACAAGCTATCCAAGATTTTGCAGAAAACACGGAAACATCTTTCGTCACCAACCTGCCCGTGTTTATTCGTGGTGCAGAAGATCGTATCTTCACACTTGTTGACCTTGAGTTGTTTCGTAAGAACGCCACGTCTGCGTTAACAAATGCTGACCCATACCTGTCTGTTCCTACAGACTACCTTGCGCCGTTTTCTTTTCAAATTACAACAGCGTCGAACAAAGTATTCTTAGACTTTAAGGATGTAAACTTTGTTCAGCAGTATTCCATAGACACAGGCGCAAACGCTAGACCAAAATACTACAGTATTTACGACGTGGATAATTTTATTGTTGGCCCTACTCCAGACAGCAATTACACAGTAGAGCTACATTATTACTATAGACCAGCTAGTATCACTGCTGGGCTTGATTCAGCAACATCGTGGTTGAGCGAAAACGCCCCTAACGCTCTTCTTTACGGCTCACTTGTGGAAGCGTATACTTACATGAAAGGTGAGCAGGATATGATGCAACTGTACGAACAAAGGTTCGCGCAGGAGATTCAGCGTTTGAAAGACTTGGCGGAAGCTAGAGAAAACTCAGACGCTAATCGTAGGGGCTTACCTGATAGGCCAAGGACTTAGGAGTAACAAATGGCAACAAGTAACGCAGCAACCACTTACCTTGAGAATAAAATACTTAGTTTTATTTTTAAGAATAATGCTGGTTCATTCGCAACACCGGGCGACAGCATATATGTTGGCTTGGCAACAGCAGTTTCTGACGCAGAGGCTGGTTCATTAACAGAAGCAACTTTTGGTTCGTATGCACGACAGCAAGTGACCGCAGCTAACTGGACACTAGCCTCCGCAAGTACGGATCAACAGACAGTTACCAACGCAGCTAATATTGAGTTTCCGGCATCAACTGGAACCAGTAACACTGTGACACATGCATTTATTGTAGATGCGGCCTCAAGCGGTAACATTCTGTTTGTCGGTGCATTGGATGCAAACAAGACTATTGCTACGGGGGATATCTTCCGTATCAACGCTGGGAATCTTACAATCGAGTTGAAGTAATGGCTCTGGTTATTGCTGACCGCGTAAAGGAAACCACCACAACAACTGGGACTGGGGCGTATACCCTTGACGGTGCTGTTGGTGGCTTTGAGACCTTTAACGAAGTCGGGGACGGCAATACCACATTCTACTGTTGCACAGACGGTACGGACTTCGAGGTTGGGGTGGG